GCCTGTCATCCTCCATCCTAAACCATATGTCCTCAATTTCCAAGGGTGTAACCTTTGGGAATTTCCCGCCTAAACCTAGGTCTGGGCCCTCCAGACCACCTTCTAGGGATGTATCTCCGGCACGATCCGACCCCGAAACCAAAGAGAACTACAAAGAAGACCCTTTGGTCGTGCTTACGGAGCATGCTCGTAAGAAACAAGCATCTACCACTAGGATTACGTTTCAGTGCCCGGTGGACATCCTAAAGATCTACGCAGAACTTATGAACACATCAATTGAGGTTATGCCTGGATCTCCTCCTCACACTCACCCACGTTTGGCCCTTGAGAGAAGGTTAGCAGTTGACTATATCTTTTCGAACCATGCAAAGTGGTCCAAACAGGGCACTGTCCTTGATATCGGAGCCTCCATGACACAACATAAAGGGAGGAACTTCGTGCATGGACTTTGCCCAATCCTTACACCTTCCGACGTTTTCCGTAACTCCAAGTACCCTGAGGTTTGTCCTGAAGCAAGATATTGCAACCACATTATGCAGCAGATTTCGAGCGGTGAATGTAACTGTGTGTCTAATGCAGTGGCTGCCGTCTGCATTCATGTGTTGTACTACCTCAGGCCGGAGGACGTCGTTCGATTCCTGAAGTTCCAGAATATCCCTATGTTTGCAGTGGTCCATCGATTCAAAGAATTAGAGGGGTCAATTCATGAAATGACCTACAACAAACAGGGGCTTGAAGTTATTGCCAAGATTGCTGGGGAAACTTACCAGCATGGGTCGTTAGATTGGCTTGACGCCCCGGGGAATGCCATTGAAACTGCCGCAGGCACGTTGGCTTGGCATCTGGAAACCAGGATTGGCATGACTTGGGTTTATGCCCTGTTTTATTCCCCAGTTGCCCCGATCCAACAGACACTGCAGTTTGAGAACGCGGTGTCTGACGGGCACACATTCGGGAGTATTAATTTGGGCAAGCTGAATACCCAGCATGCCACACATATAGCCTCCCTGGTGAATTTCGAGGTGGATTTGCCCACTACAGTGTTGAGCATTGGTGGGTATCTTGAGGTAACTACTGAGTCCAAGATGACTGTGGTGATCCCCAAGGTGTGTTTCCATGAACTATTGTTCACCATCTCAATGACACCCAGGACTGCAGAAAATTTTATGGCCCATGTGAGCAAGGCTAAGAGAGCGCTGCTGGACTATAAAATGTCCGCTGAAATGCGTTCGAAAGCCATTGGGCCATTGGCAGTCCTAACGTTCTTTTGGAACGCCAGGGAGGAGGAGGCGATGTTGCAATCATCACTGCGCAGATTCGGTGGATGGGCTGTACGCTTGAGCGAGGCCTTGAAGTTTGCCGTTCGACCATATATTACGGCGAAGAATGTTGCACTGTTTGCGGCCGCCTCCGCTAGTTTGGTCTTTGTTGCGAGGAGAATGCGCTCGGCCAGCCTGTTAGAAGGCGTGGCAGAGTGTGTTCAATATAGTACACAATTGGCACGCAACAAGACCTCCATGTTAGATGCAGTGGGTTATTGGCACCGCACAATCATGAATGGGGACAGGTTCTCGCGACTGTCCACAAAGTTCTTACTGTATGTCACAGCAAATGTGGCTATGGAAGAGGCATTCAAGTGGTTGGTGCCATCAGGTGACCATTTAATTGTTTTGGCGGAAATGGCAATGTCATTATTCGTCGATGGACCCACTGCACTGCCAGGCCGTGTTATTACCAGCGCCATCCATTATGTCCATAGGCATAATAAGGTGGCCGGGTTTGCCACCCATTGGGCATGGAATGTCTGGGTGTACACGACCTTGCAGAACATTTTGCAAAACTCGGGGTTGGTGATGAAGACGCCATTGTCAGTGCTTGTAGCATTGGCTATTGTTGGGAACATTTATACATATTTTGTTGTCTTTGCCAAACCACAGCCAGTCAAGGAAATTGACTTCGTCCAAAACTATGAAGCCGGCCGTGGAACCATATACCCCGATGGTGTGCACCATGTCATGCCCATGACGTTGAAAACGAAGACAGTTGAGTACAAGTCACCACCTACCGAAGCCAAGGTTAAGGTGGATATCAACGCTCCCATGGGTAAGGACAGGCCACTGGTTAACTTGGTCTTTGGAGTTCCTGTCAGACCACCAGTGGTGTATGGTGCTACATTTTTGAATGAGCTGGCCGCAATACGACGTTGCGTGGCCAGCGGACTGTCTGCGCAACAGTGGCACGATGCGCAGGCCACCCAGGCCCTGGAGCTCAAGGGAGACACGTTTTATGGCCCACGTGAATATATTGGGTCATGGTTCTTTGAGTCCCAGTGGCGTCGACAGTTGGATATGTATGGAACTATTTTGGATCCACTGCCGATACGCACCAGCAACCTCATGATTTGCGATTTACCAGACTTTGAGGATGAGTTGTCCTACAATAGTGAGGGATACTATGAGAACAAGGAATTTGCTGCCTGGGTTGCCAGATATCCGTTGCAGAAACAACATGAATTGCTCAAGGCCGCAAGGGCTAGAGCGGAAGGTTTCAGACCTATTATCACATTAAAGTCCTTTGTGAAATGTGAGAAGATGACTATTATGGATGAAATCGGAATGCAAGATAAGGACCCAAGAATGATAAATGCAACGGATGTCATTTACAATGAATTTATTGGGCCATACATCAATGTGGTGTCCAAGATGTTTGCCAAGTACGTGAACCCACAACCCTTCCACATGAATGGTGGCCGCGGGTCACCATTGGTCAAGCTGCACGTAATGCTTGACGGAGATTATGCGGGGTTGAATTATTGGGTTGGCCTGGCAGAATCATTGGGCGCCGTCTGGGTTGAAGGCGACGTAGAACGAATGGACGGGAATTACACTGAGGATTCCCTGTCAGCAGTGCATGAATTTTATTCCAGTATTGGAATGTGGGGCCCTGTTTTAGAGTACATTATGCAGGCCCAGCACTACCGTCAGTCTCACACCAGACATGGCCTATCGTTCACCATGGAAGATAAAAGAGCTTCTGGTGAACCTGACACCTCGTTTGGGAACACGATCATGTCCATTATAATGGCACTCGCAGCTGTTGAACGATACACTGTGAATCACCCCAGGAAGTTGCAACAGGTATTACTGTGTGTGCTCGGGGATGATGTTTTAATCGGGCTCATTTTTAGGTTTGAGCCGATTGAACCTCGCAACTATACTGAAGAGATGCGTGACTTCGCCACAGAATGGCGGAAGATTGCGAGGGAGTGCCACTTCACGATCAAAACCAAGTACACCACAGAATTGTGCCGTGCTGAGTATCTGTCTGGTGTATTTTGGCCTGTTCTCAAACAGAGGGTGCCAAATTTGTTGCCTGAGTACTATGAGGTGCGCGACCCGTACATCCATGTGGCTCTCGGGGTCAAACCTGGAAGATGGCTGGCCCGTGCTGGATGGGTGCTTGACCAGAGCGGGGACTTTGAGAAAGTCCTCGCAATTTTCCATGGGTCATTGATTTCAAATGATTTCCTGACAGCCCATGTGCCATTTGTGGGGCCAATGGTTGAATTACTCAAGTGGAAACTACCTAAGAGAGTGATTTACTCATCTGAATATGATGAGCGACCAATGTGGAGACTTCAGGCCCCCGGGAAATTGGTCATTGACCATGATTATCAGGTCGCGCGACGAGCTTTTGTAGTTAGATATGGGATTCTCCTTGAGCAGACCGCAGAATTGCTCAAAGCCGTTAGAGACACAGGCTTGCCCATGTTCATGATGCATCCGCATGTATTGAACATGATGAAGCGAGACCTGTAATCAACGGACATTTATGGGCATGCGGTACACGACCTGTGGAGATCATCGACCACACCCAATGCATAGATAGTTGCCCCCAGATGGGGATTACCCTACACACTAACAAGTGGCAGTGGATAGTGTGGGTGCCGAACCGAATTCTCTTAGCACCTCTTTCACACACTACCATTACCCATGTACTCATTGTCGAATGGACGGGTTCGCGTTGATCCTACCAACTCCGTCTATTCTAATGTTTCTACTCGTGGCAGGCGTCAGCTCTCTGCTGGCGTACTTCGCTCAAAATCCACCCGTTCAGGTTCTAGATCTCGAGCAGTTGCTGTTAAGGCTACAAGAGCCAAGTCGGCGACTCGAAAACCAGAGCGTGGAAGGGTTGTCTCCTTACCCTACCGGCCGGAGCTGAAGGAAGCACCGCGCGCAAAACGTCCGTCCAAAGGCAAGGACGTGCTTACACCCATGGCAGTAGCATCCATGACCGAAGCTGCCAGATCTGTCATGGGGCAGTTTTTCCCCTCGGTGTACAGGAACACATTTGCAGCAGGGGAAACTAGCAACGCGCCTGTGTTTACTACCACGATTACAGACAGATTACAAACCACTACACAATCCAATGGAGGTACTTTTAGTTTGACCTTCACTGCTTCACCCTTTGCCCGCTCCCATTACTACGCTTCTGCAACTTGGGGAGCGGGTGTGATTGCCACACAGACCGTTGTGGACTCAATTGGCTATGCTTCCATCTTGCCCGTAGGTTACAAATACAGATGTTCCGGTATGGAAGTGGTTGTTGAGTCCACAGTTGCATCACAGAACATTCAGGGTGAGTGGGCAGCCTATTGTTACCCGCAAACAGGAAACACTATTGTGGGTTACAACCAATCGGCCATGAGTTCGCCACAGGCATCTCGCGGATTCTTCACCGACGCCAAACCCAGTGCCAGATACGTACTATTTAAGCTTGATGAGATAGATGACGATTGGCAAGAAATGAATATTCAGGGCGGGTCAGGTGAAACAGTAGTTAGGTTCGATATACAAACTGCTGCGGCTGCCCTTATGACCATATACATAACCACGTCCTGGACGATAGAACCAAATCCCACAGGGCAAGTGATTTGCCCAGGACAACCCGTGCTGATTGATCAAGCCGCATATCAGCGCGGGGTACAATCGATGGGAAATATCGTCAATGAGAACGTTGAGATCATCACAAATCCTAGGGTAGCAAACAAAGCTCACCCCGGCATATTGGCACGTGTCGCTCAAGCTGTTGCAACAACGGTGGAGGAAGCTTGGCAACTACGACACGCGCTGTCCGGTGCTGCTGCCCTAGGTTCAGCCATGATTGGAACAATGTCCAGCGTCATGGGTGACATGGATCTTGAGGCTGTTGCCACCTCAATATGCATGGTTAACCCTGAGCTGGTCGAACGATTGCGAAACCGTGATGATCAAAAACAGGAGACTGTGCCGCCTGAGGTGCTTAATGCACTTAAGGTCTTGTCTCGCTATCGCGTGATCCGAACGAAGCGAGGTCAGGTGCAGTCTTTGGAGCTGTGTCTGACGGGGGACGCAACCTCCATCAGCACAGTCGTCTTACCCACGAAAAAGAGGTAACCTTAAGACGGGTGAGTCTAGGGATAATAAGGTCCCCCTCAGGAGAGGAAAAAGAAAAATAAAAAGAGAAAACTAGAAAGAAAAATAAAAAGTTGTTTTATGTTTTCCGGCGGGAACGTTGCCCCTCGTCACGGGGCCTCCCTGGTGGGTTAATCCAGGGAGTTTTAAACTGCTTGCGCTAGCTAATTGTGGGGGGATAGGGAAACGCCCC